GATTAAAGTTACATTAACTCTAATGTTATTATCAGTCAAATCTTTACAAGCAATAAGACCATCTACAGTACATGGTACTTTAATGGTTGCTAGTTTACCAAACTTCTTATGGAGTCTCTTGCCTTCAGAGATCATATTCTCCTTACTACCAATTACTTCCATACTAAGATCAGTTACACCAATCTCCTTAAATTCCTGGTATACATCTTCATGGAGTCTACCACTCTTACGAATAAGAGTTGGGTTTGTAGTAAGACCATCAATAAGTCCAGTCTTATAATGTTTACGGACAACATCTGTTTCCGCAGTATCTAAAAAGATTTTCATTTCTGTTTTTTAAGTTAATTATATAGGAATTAGTCTTTAAGGTATTCTTCGATGTGTTCTAATGAAACTATCTCTAATTCATCAACATCATCTATCTCAATCCACTCCTCAAATTCTTCATGTAATGCTTTGGCATTTTCCATAGGAATATCAGAGTCAATTTTATTCATAGACCAGTCACGAACATGACCAACTATTTCTTCAGTCGTCTTTTCCATAGTAATCTTTTCTGAAGTACCTTGAGAGGATGTTGCTATTATAGTACTTTGGTGTGCCGTCGTCAAGTTCTTCTGTAAGAACTCCGTTCGCAAAGAGCTGCCTGGTTTCCTCGAAGTTTGTTTTGCCTTTTGTATGATGTAGTGATAGGATAGTTCGACTAAAATTCTCTCTGCCAATCTTCCCAATCTCTTCTTTAAGTTCTGGACAAGACCCATAATACTTTTTCCAATCAGATTCAGATTTTACTTTGCGTTTCTTTCCCTTTGGGGTTCTAAACTGCCAAAAGTATTTACGTCCGATATATTCTCTTCCGTTAGTATTATTTATGATACGATAAACAAATCCGTAATATTCATTAATATCAATTGACTCGAATACTTTTTTATTATATCTCCAAGGATTCTCATACTTAATAGTCATACTCGTCAAGGACTTCCAATGCATTATTTAGAATGCGTTGGGCAGCACCTCTTTGACGAGCATCCCATTCAGGATACCATGACTCATTAGCAAGACCAGCTTTCATACAGTTAAGTCTTGCAGTCATATCTATTTTCTTAAGTCTACCATTCATGTATTCAGGATGCGATGGGAAAGGTGGAGAAGGTCTCATTTACTTTCCTCTATTTAAGCATAAACTATAATTTAAATCCGCTAAATGTGTCCTTTTTAACATCTTGTTTGATTCCACCAACAACATAAGACTCTACTTCTGTTTCCTGCGGTGCTACCTGGAGACCCTTAGAACTAATCCAATGCTCTGTCCAAGGTAATGGATTATTCTTAGCAGGAATATCATATTGAGGTTTTAATCCAATAGATCTAAGTCTACGGTTAGCAACCCACTCAACATATTGATAAAGAAGTTTATCATTCAATCCTATCATACTTCCATCCTTAAACAAATACTCTGCCCATTTCTTTTCTTCATTCACACACTTATCAAACATATCATATGTCCATTGTGCTTCTTCCTTAACTATCTCAACCATATCTGGATCATCCCCCTTTCTCCAATTGTTTATTATGTTTTGGGTAATGGCGAGGTGTTGATTTTCATCTCTGGCAATGAGTGATATAATCTTAGCTGACCCTTCCATAAGTTTAAGTTCACCAAATGCAAAACTGCAAGCAAAACTAACATAAAAGCGTATCCCTTCCAAGATGTTAACATTGGCAACTGCTCTGTATAAATGTTTTTTAAGATCTTTAACTGTCCACTCTGAATTAGGATGCTCCCTCATAGCAGGTGTCCAAGCAGTACTCTGACCATATTCCTGTGCATAGTTAATAAAAGTATCATAAGATTCTGTTACACTAGCAGCACGTTCTAGAATGCGAGAATCATTAAGAATCTTATCAAATACATCAGAAGGATCTGAATAGATATTTTTAATAATATATGTATACGATCTACTATGAATCATCTCCATAAAAGACCAAGCCTCCATACAAGACTCTAACTCAGGTAAAGAACAGTAAGGTAAGAAAGCCATACCAGGAGCACGACCCTGTACGGAGTCCAGCATGATCTGGTACTTAAGATTGCTAGTATAGATATGCTTTTGTTCTGGTCTAAGTGTTTGATAGTCTCCACGATCTTTCTGTAACGATACTTCTTCAGGTCTCCAAAAATAACCCAACTGTTGTTTAGTTAAATTCTCAAACTGAGGATACTTAAAGTTATCATATCTCTGTACCCCCAAAGGAGCACCAAAGAACATTGGTTGTTTTTTAGTATTAACATCTTCAGTATTGAAGACGGTCATACCTTTCACTTTAGATGGCACAGGATTCACACTCCTCTTCTTTAGCATTTTCTAGTTCAGACAGTAAGTTTTCTAAATTTGGTTCTTCAACCTCATCAGTCTTCATGTCATTAGTGTTCTGATAGTAACTAGTCTTCCACCCATACTTGTATGTTGTCAATAAGTCTTGTGCCATTACACTAACAGGCACTTCTGCATTATCAAAATGAACTGGGTTATAGGACCAGTTTCCAGAAATTGCTTGATCAAAAAACTTCTGCATCACTGATACTATATTAATATATCCTTCATTACTAGGCATATCCCACAATAAAGTATAATTATTCTTCAGAGACCCATAAGACGGAACAATCTGCTTAAGGGGTCCTTTCTTTGATTTCTTAACGGACAAGTAATCTCTAGGTGGTTCGATTCCATTGGTTGCATTGCACACAACGGAACTGCTCTCCGAAGGCATCTGTGCGGACAATGTTGAGTGCCGTAATCCGAACTCATTGATAGATGCTCTAAGAGATTCCCAGTCATGTGCTAAAGGTTGAGAACAAATCTCGTCTACGTCTTTCTTATATGTATCTATTGGCAATATACCATCAGCATACTTAGTCCTACCAAAGTTCTCACAATGACCTTTCTCCTTAGCAACTTCATTAGATGCCTTTAGAAGGTAATATTGGAAAGACTCAGCAAGTCCATGAACTGCATCCCAGGATTCTTGCGACTCATACTTATAACCCAATTTAGCAAGATAATGTGCTAGACCAATGAAACCTACTCCAAGACTTCTACGTGCCTTTGTAGCAAGTTCTGCTGCCTTTACAGGGTATCTCTGATAGTCAATTAATTCTTCTAATCCACGGACTGAAAGATCACATAACTCCTCTAATTCTTTATCTGAATTAATTTTACCTACATTAACTGCACTTAAAATACAAAGAGCAATCTCTCCTAGATGATCATCAATATGACTAATAGGAAGTGTGGGTAGAGTAATTTCCTGACAGAGATTACTCATACTTACCTTATCCTTGAACGATGAATGACTATTACAATGATCTATATTCATAATATAGATCCTACCTGTCTCTGCTCTCTCCTTCAATAAGTCAAGGATAAGTTCTTGGGCTCCAATTGTGGTTCTGGGGATGGATTCATCTGATTCGTAACCGCAATATAAATCATCAAACTTATCGGTCCCAAAACTCTCATACAAGTTAGGACAATCATGAGGGGAAAAAAGCGAGATTTCCTTATTCTCGATAAAACGTTCATAGAATAACTTACTTAACTGAATACTATAATCTAACTTTCTGACTCTGTTGTCTTCTGTTCCTTTGTTGTTTTTGAGTACCAGGATGTCGCTGATTTCTTGATGCCAGATAGGAAAGTGGACAGTTGCGGAGCCACCCCTAATGCCGTTTTGAGTACAGCATCTGACAGTAGATTCAAATTTCTTAAGGAAGGGTACAACACCTGTGTGCTGAACCTCTCCACCCCTGATTTTAGAGTTGATTCCTCTGATTCTTCCTGCGTTAATACCAATGCCAGCACGTTGTGCAACGTATTTCCCAATAGCCATATCACTGCTAAAGATACTATCGAGGGTATCATCAATATCAACCAGAACACAACTAGCAAATTGGCGAATGGGTGTTCTGACACCTGCCATAATGGGCGTTGGGATGTTGAGCTTGTGCTTGCTGATTGCGTCGTAGTAGCGTTTGACATAATTTAACCTCTTTTCTTTAGGGTATTCTGCGAAGATCGTCAATGCGATCATAATGTACATCTGTTGTGGAGTCTCATAAACTCTTCCAGTACTTCTATCTTGTACGAGATATTTATCTACGACCTGCCTAAGACCAGCATATGTAAACAAAAAATCTCTGCTATGATCAATATATCCATTCGCTTTCTCAATATCCTCTTTTGAGTACTTGTCATAGAGTCCAGCATCATAAACTTCCTTAGCAACGCAATCATAAATGTGATTCTCCAAAGTGGGCAATTCTCGCATTTTGCCATAAAGACTTTTCCTTAAAGCAAAAAGAAGAAGCCTAGCAGCAACGAACTGGTAGTTAGGATGATCAAGATCGATAAGATCAGAAGCAGACTTAATAAGTATCTCCTGGATTTCTTCCGTGGTAATTCCGTCATAGAACTGTATACCTGATTGTATTTCTACCTGTGATGCAGATACACCTGCTATACCTTGACATGCCTCTTCTACCATAAGATGCATTTTATCTAGGTTGAGAGCTTCAGTGCCTCTTCCATTACGCTTCTTAACTTTGATGCCGTTGGTCATATTCGTTTCCAATTAGTAAATTTGAGATTTGCTTCTAGTCCTTTATATATGTTTGATTCTACTATACCCTGAACATCATGTCCAGCAATTACCATATCATTTATATCTTTTTCATGGATATTGCTTGGCCAGATGACAACGGATTCACCTCTTGCAATGGTGTTGGAGATTCTTGTCGTAATTTCCTTAGACCTTGGTTCGTTATCATAAACCCAAACAGGAGTGCTAACACCCCACTTCCCAACATCACCGTCTGCACC